CTTCCGAGAGCCGATGCAATTCCCGCTTCGTTCCGTTTCGCCGCGTTCATGCCCATGATCGTACCGATTATTCCAAATAATCCGGCGTATGGATTATAAGGTTGCTGTTGTTGGTACATTATTTGCGCCCCCTTACCAAGAATCCGTTGGCATAATACGTGTTACTGCCAGTTGTTTTGAAATCATATACCAGTTCTGTCGGTGCGGGATAAATCGCCCAAACCGATTCAGTGCCGTCCGGTGTAATGCATTTGCGTCCGATGAGCGCGGGAGCAATTAAATCACCTTGCAATGTGCAAAACTCTTGAGTCGAAGTAGTTGTTACTTTTTTTGTTTCAGTTTCAACTGTTAAATATTTGTCGGGAGAAATACAAGGAGTCATAATTTCAATTACGGTTTCGATTTCTCCGTCAGGGTTCATAACTGCATCATCAAGTTGAATATCTTCAATATTTTTATCGCCACTTGGAGTAGTGATCTTAGTTCCCGCAACGAAACATGATGCAGCGCCAAAATAAGAACCTGCACCACTAAGCAGTCCCGTTAACCAATCATTTCCACCCGTAGTTGTCTGCGTTGTGGTTTTGTCATTTGCGGCCCTGTTTGCCAGCGTGTTCAACAACGAAGACGTATCGGACTGCTGACCCTGTGATAGTGCTAAAATTTTGGATGGAATATCAATACTGGCGTTTTGGGCAGCATTTGCCAGCGTCATAGGAGTGGACAGATTGTTATATTGGCTATCGAGTAATGATTGTTGTGTTTTAATATTATTGTTATAATTTCCTGCAACGGTAGCGTTAATATTTCTTCCAATACTATCCATTGCGCCAGACGTTACAGAACTATTTAATATTCCGCGATTTCCCAATCCACTTAATGTGTTTCCGATTGTTCCCTGCATCGCATCGTTGAGATATGATGTTTCGTTTTGCAGGTAACTTGACGGGAGAATCCCGTTCGAAAGGTCCGAATATTGTTTGCTTAAATTGCTTGCCCCCTGTTGAGCCGCATCATTCATTGCCGAATAATCTACATTTGTAATTCCAGGATCATTTAAAATCATATTAGACCCTACATTTTGCAGGGCTAGTGCTGTTGGAGCGGTTTGTTCTGCGTAATTTGCCTGGACTTTTTCCAGTCTGGTTTCTTCTGCCGTCGGTGCTGCCGCCTGTGATGTAACGGTAGTTGATGTTCCTTTACCCCCAAACCGTTGCAAATCAAGTTGAAACATGTTTTACCTCCCTATCTAAGAAATCTTTTAAGTTTCCCTTGACCAATCGGTACTTTCTTCCTTCAAATTCATACGCATATGCAGGAAGTTCTACGCATTTCCATTTTCTTGCATATACTTTTGGGTTCCGTTGCGTTGCTGCTACTAAAATATTGATATTAGCGGCACGACAAACTTCTTCAATAAACGGTGCGAAATTTTTCATTTTACCAAATGTTTGGTTTATTTCAAAATAAGAAACATTATCTTTATGTGAAAGTTTCCAAACCATAAATTCATCATCTATTATTTTAATTGCAAAACCATCAGGGACTAAAAATTGTTCTCCGGTTTTTGTCTCATAACGGCGAATAGAATCATAAATCATTTTGGATACTTCGCTTTTATTGACAGGCAAGAATCAATATAGTTTTGTACTTGTTTAGCATCTCCTTTTATGATTCCGTCAATATAATCAGTAATCGGAGGATATTCTTCTCGCCGACGATCTGCATAGTTTTTACTAGAGTTAATAATCGATTGAAGTTCTGTTTCAGTTATTTCTTTTTCCTCAATTTCTGATTTCATATACCCTGCATTTACAGCATTTAAAATCAAAGTTCCTTTTATTGCAAAGGATTGCATTTCAATTAATTTACCGGTTGATTTTTCAATACAAACTATCATACATACACCTACCTAAACGCTACGTATCGAACTAAAATTGATCCAGTTGGCGATCCGGTTTTTGTCCATGCTATTGTAAATCCATCAGCATCCAGACTATATACCTGCCCTGCGGTATTACCATTAGCGGGAGTTGTTTCATACAATGCAATTGCGGGGGAATCTATAGTCCATGCCCCGTTAAAAGAGGTTAATACTCCTTTATCTCCGGTTGATGAATTTTCTGTAAACATTCCCCAACAAATAATGGCTCTACTGTCAATACAAGCCCAAAACTCAATCGCAGAAGGCTTAAATCCAACGCCAGTTATGGCCTGATTAGAAGATGCTGCCGTAGCCAACCGTGAAAACGTACCTGTTTTATAGGGTCTTGCTGCTTCCCATTCCGTGCCTGCAGCATTCCCTATCATGTGTTTATTAGCTGTTGGCGATAATAATGCAGCAAGAGCCGCAGCCGCGGTAACTGCTCCCGTACCACCTCCGGTTATACCGATTATTTTACCATCCGAACCATTACCGGTATGAGCATGGCCATTTGATGCCATCAATCCGTTAACATCTGTATAAATCTTTTTTGTTTCATTGTCTAAATTATGCAGGACTTCTTGTGTTTGCTGATTTGGGCCAAATGAATTTGGATATCCCTGTGCTAATGTCATGATACGCGTTTCCACATATATACGGTAAAATAAGGCTGAACAACTGAAGGGCTTACGCTCATAGCCCCAGTATTTCCAGAACCGGAAAAACCGGTATCGCCGTGATAGTGAGCCGCCCCCGTACCACTAGAACCGGAAGTTAATGTTCTTGATCCGTTATTTACATGGTCACCGCACCACCCAAAGCCAGTATCCCCGACGTCGTTACCCTGCCGTTGGTCTAATGTAATAGCATGAGTATGGGGTCCATTTTGCGATGCGTCTAATCCGACGCCTGCCGTATTGTGAGCATGATAAGGTCCCGCATGCGTATGTTGAATAACGCCAGCTTTAGACCCACCAGTTTTTTCAACCGTATTAAAATCAGTATCGCCAGTATCAACGCCAATCAATACTTTCCCCGCGCCTATCGAAGTCCATATCCCTACACCAAACAAATCGGCAGGCGATGTCGGGAGAACTGACGTATAAACACAGCCAACCGGATAAAATACATTGGCGGCACTGACTAAGGTATTGGAAACCTCATTTAAATTTGTATATATTTTTTTTACTTCATTATCAAGATTATGCAATACCTCTTGTGTTTGTTGGGTTTCGCTGAACGTATTGGGATATCCCTGCGCATAACTCATTTATTTACCTCCCGATTTCAACGACATCAATAGATAAATTCCGCAGGGCTATTCTTCCCGCGTTGACTGTTAACATAACTTGTATTGCCTTAGTCCGTTTTCTTGTGCGTTTTTTCTTTTCCGTATAATCATTAGGAACCACTAAATCAGAATCAGTATTTGCAATATCAGTATCGTGTTCAGCAATATCACCGGTAGAGGTAAATGTAATCGGGAACAATTTACCGCCCACATTAAGAATAAAGTTACCCGGAAAGAAGTTAAACGTAACCAGATTAACATATTTCATAAGATATTTTTTGTGTTTTGGCAAGTATCGTTTTGTTACCAATATTGATTTAAAATAAACCCCGTCATCCGTATCAACTAATTCACTTAATTTTCCAATTTTATTCCCATATGCGATATAAACCTCGCTATTTACGCAAATAACATCCCATATTGGATAGGTAAATTGTCTTTTGCTCCATGCGTTAATCCCATAATGATAAATCAATATTTCATTTTGATTTTTACTCTTGCACCATATTTGCTTTCTCGGGGTAACATGCCAAACCTTTGCCGTATTATCTACATTTTGCACATACCAACCGTTAATCATGGCACCTGGTGCAGGATCGTCAACCTTAACGTCGCCATAATCTGTAACCGTACTAAATGAATTGAATCCTTCCGGGCCGATAAAATATGCTTTATTGAGAAAACTTAACCCTGATCGATGATTAAAAGCTGCTGTCCGTTGTGCTGCCGACACAACAGAAATATTTGAAAAATCATTTTCGTCAATGATTCGATAAACTGATCCACTAGTTTTAATTACAATACTGTCGGTTGCAAGTTTAATTGAACATGCAATATTAGATGCATCTTTATATCCGACTTCAATAAATTGAGCACTTGAAATGTCAGCTGGATTATTTGTCCATGCTACAGATGAGGTACAATCTCCAATTGACGAATAGTTTTTTATATCAGATAAAATATTATATGATTCTAACCTGCCACTATTATGTGCGACATAATGAGAATTCGGGCTTCCCGCAATAATCGATAAGGTGGTACCGCCCACAATTTTTTGGATTTGACCTCCCGAGGCCACACATACAAAATCATCATATAGCGCATATACCGGCGCATAAGATCCCGTAAGGGTACCGAGTGTGGTTTTAGTCGTTAAGTTTGTACTGTATAACGTTGTTCCGTGTGAAAAATACCAAATCGAATGAATTGAATCGTAAAATAATGAATCAATACTCGCGGCATTATCATACTGGCTTACCACGCCAGGGCACACTTGCGGTTGATTTAAATTTACACCATATTCCCAGTTGTCAAATTGAGCCAATGTACCGTCGGGAATACTCTCTGGATTGGCAATTAAACACAATCCACCCATGACGTTTTGCAAGGATATCGTAAATTGTGATTCGTTTTTTGTCGCTTGAACTGGCATTATGCGCCGCCTTTTGCATTAAACAATAATGTTTCGTCGCTGGTAGCAAGGCCTACATCTTGCGTTACGTTAGCTTCAAAGTCGTTATTAATATGAATGCACACGTAATCAACGATTTCCCCGAGGCAATAGTCCGGTAGCGGAATGGTATCATTAACTGTTGTTAAAAGTGATTTAAACGTCGAATATTTGAATGTTACCGACGCAGGTGCGCCATAAGACAGTTTAATATTTGAACCATCTATAATAACTGGGTATGACGATTTTTGCGGGATAAATCCAAAAAAATCGTCAGGTTTTGCCGTTGTTCCAGTGATCGTCATTTGCTTAATTACTTCAGGATCGTTGGCCTTGATTAATCCATTATTAATTCTTGCGATCGCTGCGTTAGTATTTAAAATCATTACTTCGGTATAATAATCATCAACGTCTAAGTCCAGACGCTTTGCCACAAAATCAATGATCCCGCTAACTAACATGACGTACCTCCCGCAAACATTTCAACGCTTTCAATAACCGGTAATAAAGATTGTTTGGCTTCGCCTGCAATTCAGATATTTTTTTGTCTTTAACTTGTAATTCTCTATAATGTTGGCGTTCGCATTGGCAACAGTCCCGAAAGCATTCGCGCAGTTTATCGTCTGTCATTGCATGACCCACCACGCCAGCACCGCTCCCGCCGCTGACACTAGCGCCGCCGATATCTGCGGAGTTCCCCGCCCGGTGTATTTGTCCAGCAGTTCCTTGCCAACAGCCGCAGCGAGTCCGGCAGCAAGACCGATGCGCGGGTCGATCTGCCCGATGATCGTCGCGCCCATGAAGCAAGTTGAGAAATGACTGACGTAGTGCGCCCAAGGACCTTCCATCGTTGTGTACCAAAAATTAATCAGTTTTTGCATCTTGCACCTCCGCGCCCATGCTAACCAAAAAAGCCTTATCTTCGTCACAATACTCATATGGCATTGCAGCCCTTCCGTCAGATAAAATAATGTCTGTAGTTCCCCATTTTAGCCCACTGGGTAATGCCATGCCAAACCAGTCTTTTGCTTGCTTAACTGTTACTATCGCCATCATGCTACTGTCACCCCCAACGCAGAAACAATGCGCTTGCTGGCGCTATATGCTTGTCTGCGCTCCGATGTGCTCAACAACCTGGTGTAACCAACACCCTCGTTTAGCGT